GGACGAGTCCTCGTTCTGGTCAGAATACCAGAACTCCCCCAAGACGGCCGCAGACGAAACGGCCGTGAAAGTCAACGAGGCAACGATTGTCGGCAAAATCGACCGGAACCGGCCACGAGGGGTGGCGCCCACCAATTACGACACCTTGACGGCCTTTGTCGATTGTCACGACAAGCTTTTGTATTACGTCGTCATGGCGTGGGATTCCAACTTTTCGGGTTGCATCATCGACTACGGCACATATCCCGACCAGCGGCGGAATTATTTCACGCTACGGGATGCCAAAATCACTCTGGCGATGAAGTCGCCCGGCGCTGGTCCGGACGGCTCGCTGCTGGCCGGTCTGAAAACGCTGCTCGATACGCTGCTCGGAAAGGAATACAAGTCGGATGACGGGACGGTGCTGCGAATCCGCCGTTGCCTTGTCGATTCAGGCTACAAGGGCGACGTGGTTCAAGCCGCAATCCGCCAGTCGGCTTATGCGGCGCTTGCGATGCCAAGCAAGGGCTATGGCGTCACGGCTGCCAACAAACCATATAGCGAGTACCGACGGTCAAAAGGCGACAGAATCGGCCTTCACTATCGCATCCCTGCCGCATCCGGGCGGGAGCTACGCACCGTCAACATAGACAGTAATTTCTACAAGAGCCGACTCATGGCTGGGTTGGCGATGCCCCTGGGTGATAAAGGCAGTATTTCGCTATTCGATGCCAAGGACAATCACCGGCTCCTAATTGAGCAACTGTTATCAGAGTTTGCCATAGACGTGACCGCACGTGGCCGAACCGTGGCCGAGTGGAAATTACGAGCAGACCGGGACAACCACGATTTGGACTGTGCTGCTGGTTGTGTAGTCGGTGCGGTTATCGAAGGTATCTCGACCATCGGGCAGCCTAAACGGACGGTGACGAAGCCGAGGGTGCGGGTCAAGTATGCGGGAGAACCGAAGCAGCCGGCTCCACCAGTGCTGATACCGGCACCAGCGGCTGTCGCAGTATCGGCACCGACCGCTACCGCACAGCGGCCTACGTCACGGCGACGGCGAATCTCTTACTATTAGCGCTGTGCAAAACTAGTTGAGGAGATTCCTTATGGCTACCACGACCTCAGATATGGTTGTCAAACTACGAGAGGCCGCAGCATCCAATATAGGTGTGGTCAGTATAAATATCGACGGGAGAATAATTGTTTTCAACAGGCAGCAATTGCTTTCCGAACTCGACTATTGGGAACGCAAGTCGGCGAAAGAGAACAACACTCGTTCCATCTTCATCCCTGTCCGGCTGGGGTAGTTTATGGCTAAAGTGACAAAGAAAAGAGTCCCAGCTAAGATGGCGCAGCCGAAACAGAAATCGAAGCAGTTTGGCTATGATTCGGTTGAGGATACGGGCAAGCGCAAACTACGTCGAGTTAGTCATAAATCGGAAGATGACGAGTTGTTGCCTTATCAACGTCGGCAACAGCTATCTAATTCCCGCGATCTTGTCCGCAACTATGCTGCCGCAGCCTGGTGTGTGAATACCCACGTTACCGCCGTGACCAACCTCCGGTTCCATAGCCGGTGTGGTGATACAACGCTAGACAAGCGGGTTGAAGAACTAATCAGCTGGTGGAGCAGGCCGCAGAATTGCGACATAGCCGGTCGGCACTCGCTCTCTTCCATCACACGACTGGCAGAGAGTCGGGCCATTCTTGATGGTGACATAGGGTTGCTCAAGCTACAGACGGGGCATATCCAGCCAATCGAAGGCGACCGCATCGCTAGTATCGGTCCAACGGACACCACGGGTATTGACATATCGAAGTATGTCCACGGTGTACAGGTCGATGATGGGGGCCGTCCGGTTTACTATTGCGTTTGCAAAAGACAGTACGACAGTCTCAGCCACGAGCGAATCATTCCGGCAAACTGGATGCTTCTACACGGGTATTTTCAGCGATTCGATCAAATCAGGGGCATTACTCCGCTATCCAGCGCCTTAAATGCGTTTGCCGACTGTGCGGAGGCAAGTGGGTATGCACTGGCTCGGATGAAAATAGCCCAACTGGTCGGTCTGGCGTTTATGCGAGAATCGGCCGAAGGCGTGGGAGAGGAAGCGGCGGACGGTGAGGAATACGAAGTCGATTTAAGTCGCGGCAAGTCCTTTGTGCTCAATCTTGACCCGAACGACAAGGTTGAGTGGCTGGAATCCAAGTCGCCAAGCACCGAGTTCCAAGCCTATTACCGGGAAATGGTTTCATTGGCGCTGAAATCGCTGCATATCCCAAGTTGTATGTTGTTGGATGGCGAGGCAAACTACGCCGAGAATCGGGCGAAACTGGTCCTCTGGTATCAGTACATCGAGACTCGACGCGACGTGTTGCGTAATCTGCTTAATGCGTTAGTTGCTTGGCGACTTGGCTTATTTATCCAGGACGGCTACTTGAAATTGCCGCGTGGCCGGACACTCGATTCGCTCAACTCGGAATGGGTTGGCGCTCCGCTGCCGAGTCTCAACCCGCTCGATGATGTGAGGGCTGCCATTGAAGCGATAAATGCCGGAATCACCAGCCCACAGCGTGTCGTCAAGGAACTCACTGGTGGCGACGCATCGGAAATTCTGGTCGAAACGGCGGCATGGTTCAAGGAACGGCAGAGTCTTGGTTTGCCGCCACCGGTAATGACACCCACGGGTCAGCAACCAAAACCAACCACCGCTACGCAAAACTAGGAGTGGAGGAATACTATGGTCGAGACCCGCAAGCTCCCTGCTGCTGCTTTCCGTTTTGCTGCCACGGTTGAAATCGGTGACAACGGCCCAGCTGCCGCATCGGCTCCTGTACACATTCTAGCCCGGTCTGGCGACCCGGTTATCACACCCTATCTCGACGCGCCGGTAGTCCATGATTTTGCGGGAATGTTGCACAAGCCGCGTCTTGCTCTCGACTGGATGCACGACGACGATTGCCCAATTGGCTACGTCAACAAGTTTGATGTGGCGACTGGCGACCTATTTTGCTCCGGCGCGATTACTCCCGTCCGCGACGATGACAAAGCCTCCGAGGTTCTTGCGCAGGCTAAAAGCGGAGTGCCTTTTGAGGCCAGCGTCGATTTCCGTGGGGACTGCCTCATTGAGGCGCTGGACGACAACCAGCAAGTGATGGTCAATAATCGCCCTGTCGTCGGTCCTGCCTACATCGTCCGTCGCTGGTCGCTACGTGGGGTCGCCCTGTGTCTGCATGGCGTTGACCAAGCCAGCTACGCCCAATTCGCGGAAGGCGACACGGTAAGCGCGCAGTTTGTCAAATATGTAGATAGCGGAGAACAAATCATGAGTGAACAAGCAGTGGAGGCCGAGAATGTGGCTGTTGAAACTGTTGTTGATACTGTTGAAACCATTGTGCCTGTTGCGGAGGCTGTCGAAGAAACGGCTGTTGAAACGCAGGCAGCAGAGGGCGCAGAGACGCAAGAAGCAGTCGTCGATACGTCCAAGGCGGAGGGCGAAAAGCCTGTCGAAACCTCAGCGGCGTTCACGGAAGTAGCGCCGGAATCGCAAACCCTATCCTTGGGAGAACGATTCCTAGAGACCTTCGGTGATAAAGGCGGCGTATGGTTCGCACAAGGCAAGTCTTACGACGAAGCCATGCAACTATTCGTCCAGCATTTGTCGCAGGAGAACGCTGAATTGAAGCGGCTGGTATCGCTTAATCGCGGTGCGTCACAGCCGTTGACGTTCAGCGAGGGAAACGACCAGTCGGACGATCAGCGTGACCGCTCCGAAGCCACCAAACTGTACGCCGCGAAGGGCCTCCCGGCCCACTTGGCGGGGTTGGCGGCTGCTATGAAACTCGCAAACAAAAAGGTCAAAAAGCCATGAGTTACCTTACCACTGCCGATGTTCTCAAGTTCAGTCCGAACTGGGGCGTCGATCCCGCTGTCGGTCTCGTCAGCAACGTGCTGAACGCGGCTCCTCTCATCCAGAAACTCGCCGCCCGCAGCATTCCTGGGTTCACCTACAAGTACACCCGGAAGACAGCCGATCCCAGCGTCGGCTTCCGTAATGCCAATGACGGCCGTACCAATTCGGTAGCCACCTACGATAACATCACGGTGGCGTTGGAAATCCTCGACGCGACGTTCTGGGTGGACGTGGCCGTTGCCGAGGCGGATGATCGAGGCGTAGAGGCTTGCTTGGCCCAACAGGCCGCAGACGCGCTGGAGGCCGCTTTTTTCGAAGCCGAGAAGTGTGTCATTAACGGTGACGCCGACGGTTTCGATGGATTTGCAGACCTGCTCGGTGACACGTCCGAAGACATGGTCGTTAACGCCGAAGGCTCGACCGCTCTGAGTGCCAGCAGCGTGTATGCTGTGCGTGTCGGTCTGAATGACTGCCACCTATTGTGGGGCCAGAACGGTATCATTGCCGCTGGCGACCGTAGCATCGTTCCGGTTGCCGGTTCGTCAACGGGCACCTTCCCGTCGTACTACACCCCGGTTACCGCGTGGTGCGGCTTGCAAGTCGGCTCGGCGTACAGCGTTGGCCGCATCGCCAATCTGACCGTTGGGAAGCCTCTTGACGATGATCTTCTCGCTGAACTCATCGCCAAGTTCCCAGCTGCTAAGCCGCCGACGCTGCTGGTGATGAACCGGCGCAGCCTGATGCAGTTGCAACAGAGCCGGACTGCTACGAATCCTACAGGCAGCCCTGCACCTTTCCCGTCGGAAAGTTTCACTATGCGGCGGCCCAGGACTGGCGGATTCCTGGCGGGGGCGGAATAATGTCCCTGCAAGGAGTCTCTGATGAAAGAATCGAAAGCACCAGGATTGACCCATCGG